TATGAGTAAAAGTGGATATGAATTGCGAGCAGGATTGCTTGCGCAAGCAGAAGGTATCTTGGTTTCGAGATATCATTCTTTAAGACACGAGGTAGAGTTTGCCATCCAGTCAAACGCTATCCAAGCTAAAGATGCTAAGTGGCCATCTTATCCAACAATGGACGAGATTGTAGCACAAGCAGAAGCTCTGCTGGCTTTTGTTAATAACAAAGGTTAATAGGTTTTGACCTCCCCTTAGAAAGGTCATATTTAATCAGACGGTTGCACATACTTAACCTTCTGTAGGCTCGCACCCTGCCTTAAAGGGTGCTCTGCACCCGTATCTCAGCTGGATAGAGCAATCGCCTTCTAAGCGATCGGTCACAGGTTCGAATCCTGTCGGGTGTACTTTTCTTCAGAAACTCAAAATCCGCAAAATTTTTTTTTGACCATTTTTTGAAATTTTTACTTTTTTTACTTGACAAACCATTTTGATTATGTTATAATACATTATAAACGAATTACAACGGGGACGGGATGAAAAACTAGCCTGTCTACCTTAGTGATAAAACACAAAAAAATAACCAACCTTAGGAGTATATTATGGCTATTAATTTAGAAGCAATGCGAGCTAAGCTCGAACAATCAAAAACCGGTGGAAAGCCACAAGGCAAGACATCGACAATGTGGAAACCTGAAGCAGGTGATCAATACATCCGTATTCTTCCAACTGCCGATGGCGACCCGTTCCGTGAATTCCATTTTCACTACAACGTAGGAAAGAACCCTGGGATCTACTGTAGCAAGCGAAATGATGGTGGCGAATGTGCTATCTGTGATTTTGCATCAAAACTTTGGCGTGAAGGTACTGAGACTGACGATCAAAACCTCAAAAACGAAGCTAAAAAATTGTTCGCCCGAAAGCGTTATTATTCACCTGTATTGGTTCGAGGTAAAGAATCAGAAGGTGTTAAAATCTGGGCTTATGGAAAGACTGCATATGAAACCTTGTTGGGTTATGTATTAGATCCTGATTACGGAGACATTACAGATGCTCAAACTGGTACAGATATCAAGTTAACTTACACTCTTGCATCTGGACCTGGTGCTTTCCCTAAGACCGCTCTTCAACCTCGTCGACGCCCATCCATTTTGTGTGATGATGCAGTGGGAGACTGTCAAGAACTGTTAGACTCTGTTCCAGTGATTGATAATCTCTTTGAGAAAAAGACAGCTGATGAAGTACAGGCTATGCTGGATGGTTACTTGTCCTCCGACGATTCAGCAGAAGCCTCTTCTACAGAAACACAAAAAGGAAAAGCACAAAGCGGTGCTAGCGTTGACGAGGCTTTCGCGGCGTTCATGAATGATGAATAAGTCGTAGGTCCTCCTGTGTTGTAAGGGTTTTGGTCATCTTTCCCTCGGTTAAAAAAGATGACCCTATTTTTGTTTAAAGGAGAGACTATGATATGGAAGACGACTGTTGATCAAAACATTAAGAATGTTGATCTTCGAGCAAACCCGGTAATCATCCGGGTTAATAAATTTAATGAAGCGGCAGCAAAAGAGTTTGCAAATCAAGTTGCATCCGCTCACAATACGGGACAAAAGGTGATCCCTGTGGTGATTGATTCATATGGTGGAGAAGTATACTCTCTAATGAGTATGATAGCCACCATCAAAAACTCTGAACTTCCTATCGCAACAATTGTGGAAGGAAAGGCGATGAGTTGTGGAGTTATCTTGTTCTCGTGTGGGACCGAAGGATATCGTTACATTACAGAAGATGCGACATTGATGGTTCATGATGTAAGTTCTGGCTCATGGGGTAAGAACTCCGAGATCCAAGCTTCAGCTGAAGAAACTCAACGTTTGAATGATAAGATTTACGATATACTCGCAGAGAACTCAAACAAATCAAAGAAATGGTTTAACAAGAAGTTAAACAAGAAAGGTCGAGCGGATTGGTTCATTGAAGCCGAAGAAGCAATTGATCTTGGTCTTGCTGATCATATCGGCATGCCGAAACTAGAGAT